CTGCCATCCTCAATCACTTCCATCTTTCCCTGTGCATCCAGCTCAAAGTCCAAGGTGCTGACATCTGTGTCAATGTAGACCGTGCGCCACTTGTCCCGGCCTGTAGTGGCAGCCTCCACTGTCTCCGCACTGGTGGCACAGCCAAAGACTCGAATCAGGTACTTGATGATGTCCTGACCGATGGGACGAGATGGAGGAATGTGACCTCTCTCAAGCCACGCGACCTTTTGGGCATCGTCCACCCAGAATCCGAGCACGGTTTCATTCTGCCACCACGGAAGATCGTAGCGGTTGATCGGGTAGTTGTCGGCCAATCCGCCGTCAACGTACAAGTCTCCGCCAATCTCCACAGGCTCCCAGACCACGGGAATTGACATCGAAGCCAGAACACAGTCAGCAATGGGCAAGTCCAGCGTCCACGCCTCTTGACCAAAATACACCGGGATCTCTTTGTTCACATTTACCGCACAGACCACGAGCGTTGTCTCCTTTTGTTTCCAGAGATCCCGAAAGGTGGCTTTTTCGTCTCCGAGTGCATCCTTGACCTGCTGTTCGATCCAGGCTCTCGGAACTTCTGAACGACACCAGCCGAATTGAGTCCGCAGGTTGTGAGCGTCCCGAAGCACTCCCCACTCATGGTCTAGCCATGCTCCATACTCGATACCACCGACAATGCCAGCAATCTGCTCGACACTGTACCGGAAAGACAGCAACATAGCGGTGATGGCCCCGGCACTTGTTCCCACGAACTGCTCGAATTGAGACAAGGGAGCGTGTTTGCTCAGTTCGTGGATGGCTCCGAGGTAGGCAAGGCCCTTGATTCCACCACCCTTGAACACGAGGGTTGAGACTTCATTGAGGTTGATTGTTGGTTGCATGGCTCTCTCCTGTCATGCTGTGGTAAATTGACCATAGTACTCAGAATGCGTATGGTTCGATCTGGTTTACATAGTTTACACGACAGAGGCAGGGTGTGGCTAGATTAACGAAAGACAAGGTTAGAAAGGCCATTGAAGAGAAGGGAGGCTTGCTTGCGGATGTGGCACGGTGTCTGGGTGTCAGTCGTCGCGCTGTGTACAACTTTCTCGAAAAGTACCCGGACTTAAAAGAGGGACTTGAATGGGCAAGGTCGGTCACAGACGACAAGGCAGAGTCAAGGCTGTTTGAGTTGATAGACAGCGAGGACGAAAAGGTTGCGCTCAAGGCTGTGATTTTCTATCTGTCCAACAGAGCAAGACACAGGGGCTACAATACCGAGAAGGAAGAGAAGAAAGATCAAGGCCCCATCGTTATCTCACTCGAAGGTTTTCCGAGGCCACCCGATGCCGAATCTTGACTACATTCCTCTTGACCACCAGACAGCCTTTCATGGTGGAAGCGGTCGCATCCGTCTGGCTTCCGGTGGCGTTCGTTCAGGAAAGACTTTTGCAGGAGCACACGAAGCGCTTGCGCTGGCTGTGGAGTTTTCCGGTCTGGATGGTGCGATTGTAGCCCCAACCTCGAAGATGCTCCACAGTATCGCGCTCAAGGAGTTTCTGAAGGTCTGCCGACAGATCCCCGGCCTGATTGTGGGACAGGACAAGTCCAAAGAGTTCGCGCTCTACCTCGCCAATGGTTCCACCATCTATTACAGGTCTGCGGATTCCCCCGGTTCTCTCGATGGTCTGACACTCGCATGGTTCTGGGCAGACGAGTTGCGCCACTGGAAAAAGGAGGCATGGGAGAACCTGGTTGCACGTCTGTCCTGTCCGAAGGCTGGCGAACGTCGCAAGGGTATCGCTACTTCTACTCCCAAAATGAATTGGATGTACGAAGAGTTCCACGACGACGAATACAAAGACGAGCGAAAGATCTACTTTTTCCCCACCAGCCAGAACCATCACCTTGCACCCTCTTACATGGACAGCCTGAAAGCCTCCATCTCAAAAGCTCGCTACAAAGAGTATGTGCTTGGACAGTTTGGCGGTGCAGAGGGTGCGGTCTTTGCTGACTTTGATGTGCACAAGCACTGTATTGACTCCGGTGTTGAGTACGATCCGAGCCAGCCCGTGCTCTGTTCCTTTGACCCCGGACACCGTTCGGCCTCTCTCCTGTTTGCACAGCACTACTCTTACTGCCCGATTCACAAATGCAACGACTGTGTGCATATTATAGACGAGTGGCATCCAGACGAAACGAGCACGGCTTATATTGCAAGCCAATTGCAGTCCATGGTGATTCGTGAGCGGTGGAGCTACGACAGTGCCCGGTTCCCTTTCATCGACAAGGCGGGCAATTCCTCCAACACACAGAGAGGCGAGTCTGATGTGGAAGTGCTCGAAGAATACGGGTTCAATCCGTCGTGGGTCACAAGCAAGACTGATACCTCTGTGCCTCATGGCATCGACCTGATCAACCGGAAGCTGATGAACGTGGAGGGACAGAGCAGCCTCTACTTATCACCCCGGCTTCGACCTACAGGGAGAGAAGACCGGGGCATCGCGAAAGCATTGCAGTATTCGGAATATCCTGATACACCGGGAAGAACAAAGAGCGAGTATCCCGTAAAAGATGGATTCTATGAGCATTCCCGTGATACACTGCGATATCTTCTGGTGAATCTGTTCCCGTATGGCGGAAAGGCGTGGGTGATATGATCGACAAGCGGAAGTACATGGAGCTGTGGGACAATGACAAGCAGCGTCGTCAAGAGGTTGGCGAGCTTCTGAGTATCTACGACCACGACTGGACGGAGCTTCTGATTGAGAAGTTAGAGCAGAACTTTGCCAGTCAGAACATCAAGCGAATGCTGTCCAAGCTCGATACCTCCTTGAATCTCCTGCGCTGGTCCGCTGACACTCTCGCCCCTGTCTACTGTGAAGGCGTGAGTCGTTCGATTGAAAACAATGAGACTGCCGACCTGTCAGCCTATGAAGCGGATGGCCTGTTGAACATGACGCTTGACCGGGCAAGCCGTTTGCTGTTTGCAGTCCGTGAAGTGCTACTGCGTCCGATGGTCAATGAAGTCACAGGGCAGATCATGGTGGACGTACTCACGCCAGACAAGTGTTCTGTCCGTCGCCACCCAGACAACCCCCTGCGATTGATTGGCCTCGTCTACCAGATGGCGAATGGTGATTTTGTGGTGTGGGAAGAGGACGATCACAAGGTCTACGGTCGTGGATGGGACGAGCGCACCAAGCCCGACGGCTCGCCTTATGAAAACGATTATGGTGTGATTCCCTTTGTTCTGGCACACGCTGCTTTTCCAGAGCGCGGAACCTGGCACGAGAAAGACGCATCCGGCCTGAAGTCTGCCACCCTCAATCTTGGCCTTGCAAAGACGGACTTCAACCACAAGAGACACCTTCAATCGCACAAACAGATGGTGTTCACCGGAACCGACAAGAGCAAGGTCGGTGCGAAGATGGCGAGTGACGCAGGTTTTGCGATGGTCCTCAAAGATCCGAGTGCATCGGCTTTTGTGTTGGACATGCAAGGCAATCTCGGCGAGCATCTGGATTCCATTGTGAAAGATGCCGCTCAAAGTCTCAGCCTGTACGGTATCAACCCGGCTTCTGTTCGTGGAAACCTTGACGCAAGTTCTGGTTATGCGTTGTCCATCAAGCTCACGGACACAGAACGAGTCTGGAAACAACAGCGTACTTTGTGGCAGGTCTGGGAACAGCAGCTCTATACCGTGTCGCAAAGAGTCATGGAAGTGGACGGCAACGGAACGCTGCCAGGTGGGAAGCTGACGTTTGACTGGCCCTACATCGGCCCTGCACAGGACAAGAACGATGATGCAGACTACTGGCTCAAGCTCCTGAATGCTGGCGTGTCCTCTGTCCCTGAAGTGCGGCGCAGTCTGTTTGATGAAACCCCGGAACAGTTTGAGCAGTGGCTGGAAGAGAAGCAGGAGTACACACAGAACACGTCACCGATTGCCCCACCTGTACTGCCTGCACCTCTGCCCGTGGTGGAGCCTGAGCCGGAGCCTGTGGAAGCCTGATGGAAACACCCGCCCAACTCCTCACCTCTGCACTTGCCAACGACAAAGCCCTTGATGGCCTGCTGGCAAAATACAGCGGTCGTCTGCGTGGTCTGCAACGTGAGCTTGTGGCCTTCATTCGTCAGAATCGTGGCAGTGATGGGCTTGTGGCGGTGTCTCTCAATTCTTACCAGGTACTCGAACAGGAGCTTGCTCGTGCAGGTTTCTCGTCGTTCTACAACTATCAGGACTTGCTAGACGAAGCAGGACAGAGAGCACTGGAACAGGTGGCAGAGCTTCCAGAGGGTGAGTTGATTGTGCAGGCTTCTCGTCAATCGCTGGCGGCTGCTCTCAGTGAAACCACCGAAGATGTCAACCGACAAATCCAGTCACTCGGTCAAGGTATCGTGCAGGCCCTCAAAGCCGAGATGGAGATTGCTACGGTTCTCCCCCGGCCTCTGTCTGGTATCGCTGCCAATATCTCAAGTGCGGTCAACATCTCACAAGGTCGCGCTCGTACCATCGTCAATACGGCTCTTGCCTCTGTGCAGCGTGGAGTTCATGCCCGCGCTCTGGATTCTTTGGAAGCGCAGGGCGTGGAGATGTTCGTGTATTACACAGGGCCGGAAGATGGAAAGACGCGCCCTTTTTGCAAGCCATTGGTCGGGAAGGCTATCAGACAGAAAGACACAGCACGACTCACACCGGGGAGAGGCTTGACCTTTCGGCGCAATGGCGGGGGATGGAACTGTAGACACTCTGCGATTCCGGTGACAATTGGATGGGTGCAGGCCAACAATGTGCAGATTGCCAC